CCACCTCATCGGCCTTCACCCGGACCCGACCCCGCGATATTGCCTCGCCGCCGCCATGGGGGCGTAACCATCAATACGAATTGCGAATAGAGCCTTTTTCAAAGGCTTCCAGCGAAATCTGGAAGCCTTTTGAGTTTCTCGGGGTGCTTCGGGGCACAAAAGGGGGCACAAACCATAGGGACGGCGCATAGCGGAACGTCCCGGAACCTCCCGACGCCCCGAAAGCAGGCATTCCCCATGCACGCGGTGTTGTGCCCCGGAGAGGGTACGCGCTTGGCGTGGGGGCACAAGCTGGGGTGCCCGATGTAGCGCGCCACATGGTTTTGGAGGGAAAGACACATGGTGTTGTAGCACCTGTGTTTTAGCGAACAGCCCCCTTTCCGCCCGTGATCAGCACCTCTCCGACCGTTCCCCGGCTCTCGACCTTACGGCTAATGCTGTAGCTGGTCTGCACCGCCTCGATCTCGAAGGCGGAGAAGATCTTGCGGATCACCGGCCGGTCGTTCAGCGACATTATGAACCGCCCTTGAATGCCGCTTAAAAGGTCGGCCAAACGCTCGAAGTCCGCCCGCTCGAACAGCGTCTTGCCATAGTCGCCCTCACAGCCCCAATAGGGCGGGTCAAGGTAGAACAGCGTCTCCGGCCGGTCATAGCGGGTGATGAACTCGCCGTAGGGCAGGCACTCGATCACCACCCCGGCCAGGCGGGTGTGGAGATCCTCCAGCATCGGCCCCAGCTTGGTGATGTCGAAGCGAGCCGGCGTGGCTGGGGAAATCCCGAAGTTGCGCCCCGATACCTTACCGCCGAAGGCAGTGCGCTGGAGGTAGAGGAATCGGGCTGCGCGTTCCAGATCGGTCAGGGTGGTCGGGTCGGTGGCGACCAGGCGCACGAAGTCCGCCCTGGTGGTGACCTGGAACTTGATCATCTCCATGAAGGCGACGTAGTGGCGCTGAAGGATGCGGAAGAAGGTGGCAACCTCGCGGCTGAAGTCGTTGATCACCTCGGATTTTGGCGCGGTCTCGCGCCGCAGGAACACACCGCCCATGCCGACGAAGGGTTCGGCATAGATGGTATGGGGAATCTGATCGATCAGGGTGCAGACCCGCTTGGCCAGATTACGCTTGCCGCCCAGATAGGGGGCGACGGGCCGGACGGGAGAGACGGGGGAACGGCTGGACTCGATGGGCATTTAGAGATACCTCATTCCCGCCCCTGCAGGGGTGGCGGGGTGGCCGACAATCGGCCGATGTCGGTCATGCGAGTCTCTAGCTCGCGGCTCGGGGTGTTAGCGCACCCCAGCCCCCGCCGGCCGAAGCCGGCGAGGAAAACCCTACCAGCCGATGGCCTGGACCGCCGCGACGGTGGTGGCGGCGGCGACCTCGGCCTTGAGCGTCTGCAAATGTTGGAAAGCGATCCAGCCGCAGTCCAGCATCACCGCCGCCAAACCCTGGAGATCGGCGAAGGTGAACGGCACCTGGGTATTGTCCGCCGCGACCCAATAGAATCCAGCCGGCGTTGCCTGAGCGCCGGACAGGCCGGCCAGGGTCTGTTGCAACACCTGCACAGAGCCGGGATCGGCCTGGAAGGTCTTGGTCACCTTGCCCGCGGTGGTGAAGCTGACCGGCTGGGCGCAGGCCGCCGCATAGGCGGTGCCGAGGCTGACGCCCTGGGCCGCCTGTGCCTGTGCCAGCGACATCAGGCCCATGACGGAGCACCCAGGCGCCTGGCTCTGCAGCACCGCGATCAGTTCGGCCGCGTCGAGGATGCGGGTCGGCACATTGCCGGCGGCCAGCCATGCGGCAAAGGTGGCGTCGGTGGCCGGTACATAGGTCCCCGCCGCGCTTGACCACGCCTGCGATTCGTCACCGCCGACGATCCAATACCAGTTGCTCGGGGTGTAAGTCATGTCCATGTCTCCTTAGATGTATTGGCCACCGGTCGCCGTGCTGCCAGCACTGTTACCAGGGAAATAGCTTGCGCCGCTGCCGGCGGTCTCGATCACCGAATTGCTGTTAGCGGCATATCGAATCCCTGTCGCGGAACCGCTGTAGGTCACGCCGGAACAGGTGATCACTGAGGCATCGGCTGTTGATGCAAACGATGACGAGAAAGCCGGGGTACCGGTCACGGTAACGGTGATGCCGCTGTTGATGTAGATGCGGCCCTGGGCGAAGGCGGTGAGATGGACGTTCGATCCGGCGGTGATCGAGTAGGACGCCGTTGCGGTCACCACCGCGAACGACTGGCTCATGATCTGATAGGACGAGCAGGCGCCGAAGATGACGGCGCCAAACGACACAAGAGCTCCGTTCATCGCCAGAATGCCGTAGGTGGTCGTGCTGCCACCGATCTGGACGCCCGACAGCGTTACCATCGCCCCCGAGTTTGCGTTGATGGCGATGCTGGACGAGCCCTGGATGACATAGCTGGCCGGTGACCCGGTATTGCCCAGAATGACGACGGACGCCGGGCCGGCGCTGCCGATGACCGGGGCGGCGAAGGTCGCCCCGGCATAGGTGCCGGGCGCAAGCTGGATGGTCGCCACATAGCCATTGAGGTCGTACTGCGCCTGCAACAGGGAGTAGGCGCGGTTGAGGGTGGCAAAGGCCGAGCCCGAGGTAAGACCGGTGTTGGTCGTGTCGTTGCCGGTGCCGGCGTTGACATAGAGCGTCAGGTTCGCGCGCAACTGGATGCGTCCGGCCCCCCGCTCCGACCAGTAATTTGTCCCATCCGAGCCAATCATGACGCTTTGCAGCGGTCCGAGGATCAGCGGGGTGCCGTTATCCAGCGCGGCACCACTGCCAACAGCGATCGTGAGATTGGCGAGGGGGTCGGTGTTGATCACCGCCCCCCACCAGCCCGCCGCCAGCACAGCAGAAGAGGTACCCGGCAGGGTGTCGGTCATGGCGGTGCCGCTGTTGGCGCGGCGAACCACCTGGCCCCGGTCGGTGACGGCGAAGGTCCGGGTGGCGCCGGTGATGGGGGCGGCACCACCAACGAAGGGCGACGCCACCTCCAGCGCCCCGGTGCCGGGATCGATGACGGTGGTGCCGGTGTTTTTGTTCGCCGCCGTGCCGGCGACACCGCCATCCTGCACCGTCCCCGACGTGTCCTTGAACACGGGCAGGTGGCCCGCCGTGACGGTGTTATAGACCGCCGCCACCACGCCGGTGGACGAGGAGGCATTGGCCAGGGCGGCGCTGCCGGCCTCGGCGGTGCCAAGCTGGAAATGGGTGCCGTCGTAGCGCAACTGGAAAATCTGCCCCAGCTGGATCTCGCCGCCGGTCAGGGCGGTCGGGCCGCTCGGGCCGTCCTTATAGACCGCCACCGGGCCGAGGCCGGAGATGTTGACCGTCATCGCGCCGGTATTGGCATAGCCGGCGGTGCCGACATAGCCCACCGTCTGGGTCACATAGCTGGTGATCGCCGTGGTCGGGGTGAAGACCTGGGCATTGGCGGAACCGGTCGAGGTGCCCAGCGCCACCGAACTGATCGCCGGCACCTGGGGCGATACCCCCGTCGCCGGGTTCAACAGCACCCACTTCGCCAGGGTGGGATCATACTGCAGCTCGATCCAATGCCCGGCGCCGGCAATGTCTCCCGGCGCCAGGGCGATGCCATTGCCCTTGACGATGACGGCGGGAGCGACCACGCCGCTGTTGGGGGTGAAGGTCGGGGTGGTGGTGACATTGGCCGAGGCGGCGCGAACCATCAGCGACAGAACGCCGCTGATGCCGGCGAGGCTGGTGATCGCCGGGGTGAAGCTGCCGGTCAGTGCATCGGCGGTGCCCCCGGCGCTGCAGCTGCTGGGGGTGGCCTGCTGGAAACTGACGGCATTGACCGCCGCCGAGCCGCCCACGGTCAGGCCGGTCAGGACCGGCGTCCCCGCCAGGGTCAGGTTGCCGGCGCCGTCCAGCGCCAGATTGGCGCCGACACCGAGGAAGGCCAGGGCGCCGAGGCCGAGGGGCGGCAGATCGCGCTCGTCGGTGATCAGCGCCGCCGGGATCGCCGTGGTGGAGGGCGTCAACAGCACCTGGGCGATGGGCACATCGGCGCCGGGCACCGCCGGGGGGACCGGGGTCGCGGCGGGGGTGCCGGCGATCACCGCCAGCAGGCCGGTGGTGCGGCTGACCACAATGCGGTCGATACGGGGATTGCCGACCGGCGCCACGAAGGCGGCGGTGGACTGAGACCCCACCGGCGTCACCGTGCCGGAGCCGGGAATGAAACCAGCGGTCAGGGTGACCACCATGCTGGCCGGAGAGGTCGGCTCGGCGGCGAACATGCCGCGTTGCTGGGTGGCGATATGGGCCGAGATTGCCTGATAAAGTTGGGTGCTGTCGGCGGGGTTGAGGGTCAGCCCCATGGTCTCCATGTAGCCGGCCAGCTCTTCCTGCCAGGCATTGAGGGTCGAGGCGTTGGGGATGGTCCCGGCCTGGCCGGTGGCGGCGTTGTAGTCCTGGTAGCCGGCCTTGCCGGGGCCGTTGGCGTTGGGAAGGTTATTGGTGCCATCGATCCGCTTCATGGTCAGCTCCCGTAATTGAAAATCAAGGTGGTTTGAACGGGCTTGTAACGGCGCAGCAGCGCCTCGATCACGCCCGTCCGGCAATAGCCCAGCGGATCGGCCCCCACCTGGGACAGACCGGCCTGGAAATAGTAGACCGGCGGCTACGGCATATTGACCTGCCACTGGAGGAAGATGCTGTCGTCGTGGCCGATCTGATCGCGGCCTGTCTCGCCGAGACCACAGCCCCAGGGCTGGAATTCGGTGATGGTGATCGCCGCGCCGAGCGATGCGGCCAGGGCGATAAAATAGGCCCGCGACTGCCCCCCGACCGAGGTCAGCCGCATCAGCAGCCAGTCGCGGCGCTCAAGGGCGGATTGATAGGCGCCGCCGATGGCAGGATCGGGCAGGCCGGCCACCCGCTCCCAGTCGGGCAGCAGGGCTGATGTGGTGCGCGGATCGGCCTCGTCATAGAGCGCGTTCATGGCGGCATCGACCGGCGCCAGCACATCGGCGACGGCCTGCAGCAACGCCGTCAGATTGGCGGAGGGCGCGCGGGCCAGGCCGGGGCCGGACGGCATCAGGGCCTGCAGCTGGGCGAGGTAGTCGGTGGCGGTCATCACGCCCATGTGATGGCCCCCATGGTGGTGATGCTGCCGGCCGGCACGGTGATGTTGGCGGTCGGCGAGATCAGGGTGAAGTCCACCTCACCGGCGGCGGCGGCGATGGAGGCCCAGATATGGGTGAGATAGAGCAATCCCCCCGCCACCGGCTCGCCCATCACCTCATAGGTGCCGCCGGGGGTGCATTGGTTGGCGATCAGGCTGGCCAGCTGGGCGGTGATGGCGGCGCGGATGGCCGCCGAATCGGGATTGAGGTGGATGGTGAAATTCAGCGGTGCCGCTGTTGGCGCGAAGACGAAGGTGGGGGCCGCCACCGGCCGCAGGGCGTTGATCTGGGCCTGCACCGCCGCCACATCGGCGCCCAGCGGTATCGGGTTGACGCGGCCGTCCATCATGAAGGTCAGGCCGACCGTGCCGGTGCCCATCCACCAGCGGTAAACCCAGGTGCGGGTGACGCCGTTGACCTTGGGCGCCCACTCGACGTAATCGGCGTCGCTGCCGCCCTGGGGGGTCTGCTGGATGCGCAGCAGCAGGCGCGCCAACAGCGACTGGGGGCTCTCCAGGTCGGCGCCGGCCGCCAGACCGCCGCTGCCGACCGTGACGGCCGACGCCACTCCCGGCACCGGCGAGGCCAGGTTCAAGGTGCCCCCAGCCGGGGTATTGGTGACCGAGCCGGCGCTGGTGCAGGTGACCGATCCGGTACCGGTGCCGCCCACCAGGGTCACGGCGGCGGTGAGCAGGTATTGAACCCCATCGGACCGCGCCAGCAGGGTGCCCTCGGGCACCAGGACGGTGGTGGTGGCGCTGCCGGTAAAGGTCACCAGGCCGGTGGCGGGGGTCGGGGCTTCCAGGGTCAGGCCCCAGATCCCGGCCCAGCGCACCAGATACTCCACCGACGCGGTGTCATAGATGATCTCGGCCGCCACGGTCTGGATCGCGCCATAGAGGCCGTCGACCGCCCCCGATAATACCTTGGCCAGGACGCCGAGCACCGAACGCGGCGGGGTGGCGTCGGCACCGGGCAGGCGGGTGGCGATGGCCGAGGCGGCGGACTGCGAAATGGTGGGGAGATCGGGCACGGTGACGGGCATCAGGACCCCCAGGCGACGGTTTGAGTGATGCTGATCGCCGCGCCGACCGGCCGATGGGCGGTGACGGCGAAGGCCAGCCAGCCGCGCGCCGGGAACGAGACGGCGATGTCCAGCGACGAGACCCAGCCATCCTCGACCAGCCAGGACAGCGCCTCGGTCAGGATGGCCTTGACGAAGGGGAGCACCGCCGGCAATTGCCGCTCGCGCCACAGCAGCCACAGGCGCGATCCGATCCGGTCCGGGTCGCCGCCATTGCCGGCACCCGGCCGCGCCAGCGGCGCCACCCGGTCGCCCCACCAGCCGCGCCGGGTCGAACCGGGGGGTAACGGATCATCGGCATTGGCGTAGCGGTCGAGGAACAGCGACAGGACGATGGCGGTTTCCAGCCCGTCATCCGTGGCCAGGTCGGAACCGTCGAGGCTGATATCCCATTCCATAATGATCGGATTGAACGAGAGAGCGATGTCACTCATGGCGCCGGCACCTCCGGCGGGGCGATGGGATGGGGCGTCCCCGCCGTCTCGCCGATCTGCCAGGTGTCCACATAGGTGCCGTACCAGCATTGGGCGTGGCCGTTGACATCCCAGCGGTAGGCGTTGGTGGCATGGATGACCACGTCGTTGCCGGCCAGGCGCAGGGTGCCGGCGGCCTCGATGTCGATGTTGAGCGGCGAGGTGACCTTGATGCCGGCGCGGGTGAGGTGGACCACCTGGCCGAGATCGTCATAGAGCGCCACTTCGCCCGCCGCCAATCCGGTCAGGCGGTAGCGCCGGTCATCGATGGCGATGACCAGGCCATGGGCGCGGACGCCGCCGACCGCGACATAGGCCGCCTCGGCCCCGGGATGGGCCACCGAGGTGAATCCGTAATGGGCCATCACCTCGATGTCCGAGTTGATCTCGGCCGCCATGGAACCGTCCGGCTGGGGCATGGCCATCAACTGGATCTGCACCCGCTGCAACGCGGTGGTGTCGTCGATCAGGTTGAGGACGCCCCGGGCGATACTGTTGCGGATCTGGCGCTTGACCGGGTCCAGCAACTTGTTGATGGACCGCATCATGGCGCCACCCCGGTGGTCGCATTTTCATAGGGCGGCAGGCTGGTCAAGGGCGCCGGCAGGAAGGCCTCCTTGCGGCACAGGACAAGCTCGGTCAACTGGCCGGCATCGCTCAAGGTCAGCTTGACCGACACCACCAGCAGGGTCTCGTGGCAGCCGAGGATATCATCCTCCAGCCGGATCATGGTGTTGGGCAGGTAGAGCGCGCCGTTGACATCCCGCCAGCCGGCGACGGTCACGGTGAAGCGGCGGCCCTTGCCCGAGCGATAGGCGGCCTCCCAGGCGGCGCGGGTCGGCAGGAAAGTCATGTCCGAGGTGTTGCATTCGACCTGGACGATCAGCGGGCGATAGCGGGTGACGTTGGGATCGCTGGCCTGGGCGCTGGCGCCGGAGGTCACCCGTGGATCGGAATAGGCATCACTGCCGCCGGGGAACTGGCCGAGGACGTAATAGTCGCGGAAGGTCTCGCGCTCGCTGAAGGCCGCCGTTGCCGCCAGGATATTGGCGCCCAGCCGGGCCTCGGCCAGGGCGCCCCCTTCGCCGGGCCGCGTCAGCACCACATTGCCGTTGCCGTCGGCCATGGCCATGACGCCGTACTGGCGGATGGCGCGGTCGAGGCACTCCCACACCGTCTCGCCCATTTGCAGGGCATGGCCGGCCAGCACCTTGGCTGTGTCGGGAACGGTCGAACTGACCGAGATGCCGAATGGCGCCAGCAGCTGGGAAGCGATGGTCATGACGCTGACGCCATTCCACGCCCCGACCCCGCTGACCAGGGCGGAGCTGTCCACCAGGTCGCCGGTCTTGTCGCGGCCGCGCAGGGTGACGCGGTGCGACGCGGCATCGTAGGAGATGTCCACGTCGTTGACATAGCCGGTGATCAGGGTGGTGTCACCGATGGCCAGCGAGCAGGGATTCCCGGCGGCGACGGCGAAACTGGCCTGCTGTCCCGGATAGAGGTCGGTGATCGAGACGGTGAAGCTGTCACTGACGGAGGTCAGCGACGACTCGATGGCCACCTCGGTCCAACCGCCGTGGATCTGGCCGCCCAGCTTGAGGGTGACGAGGTCTGACATCATGACGCCAGCACCGTCAATGGACCGGCCGGAACGAAGCCGGGATGCAGCACGGCGTTGCGGGCGCAGATCTCGCCGGCCCGGGTGGGATCGTCGTAAAGGGTCTGGGCGATCACCAGCGCCGGCAGCACCTGGGGCGCGACCCAAGTCTCCAGCGCGGCCAGGGTGGCGGCGCGGGTGTTGATGTCGATCACCAGGGCCACCCGCAACCCGTCCAGGGTGGCGCGCAACGGCCGGCTGGTGGTGGCGGCGGAGGCAATGTCCAGCCGGTTGGCCAGATCGTCGCGCATGGCCAGGGCCGCCTGTTGCGAATCATAGGTGGCCGAGGTGGCGGCGCGCACCGCCTCGATCAGTCCCTGGATCGCCAGCAGGTTGGCCAGGGCGGTGCGGTTGGCGATGATCTGGGCGGAGCCGATGCCGGCGGCGGGGATCGAGGACGCCCAGGTGATGGTGGCGCTGGCATCGGACAGCGTCCGGAAGTCGATGCCGGTGGCCTGAAACTCCTGAATCAGCGACACCAGGGTGGCGGCCAGGGTCGCCGGCACCGCCACCAACTGGGCCAGATTGCCCTGGGCGGTGGCGATATCGTCCAGAATCGACAGCCCTGCCACCTGGTCCATGGTCACCGCCCCGGTCGAGGAAGTGGCCGAGGCGACGCTGGCGGCAAAGTCGATGGTGGCGGCGAAATCGGCCAGGACATCGAGCACGGCGCCGGTATCGGCGATGGCGGCCAGGGTGACGGCATCGGTGCTCATGCGACAAAGCTTCCGGCGAAGGCGGCCTGATTGGTCGAGGTCGCGGTATTGGCCGCCGTGCCGGCCTGGGCGCTGGTGTCGGCGGTGACGGTGGGCGAAGGCGTATCGCCAGCCTCGACGAAGGTCAGGCTGAAGCGGCAGATGCCCCGCTCCTTGATCAGATCCTCGGTGACCGCCCAGTCCTCGCACTGTACCCGCAGCGTCCCGAAGGTCGGATGGATCAGCGTCCCGGCACCCGCAGCCTCCAAGGCGGTGATCAGGGCGTCGCGGGCGCCCAGGGCGTTGGCGCCAAGGGTGTAGGCGTCGAAGGTATAGCCGCGCTGCTTGCGCCCCAGATCCTCGGCATAGGGCTTGTCGCGCTTGGGATACTGATGGTTGGCCACCCGCCTTCCGCCCTTGGTCGTGTTCTTTTCGACCGCGAAGGGCACGGCGCGGAAGCTGGCGTCGAGAAGCTCATCAAGCCACGCCATGATCACCCCATCGCCATGCTGGGGCCGCGATCCAGCTGCAGGCCGAGATCGGGGGACTGGGTCTGGACCTGGGGATTGGCGCCCTTGGGCAGGTTCTCGAAGCGGACGACGACAACGCCAGGGGTCTTGGTGCCGCCGCTGGCCAGGTCGGACCGGCTGAGGGGCTGGGGGGGCTCCATCGGGCTGGGCTGGGCGGCGATGGCCTCGGCGCTGGCGGCGCGGCGGGCGGCCTCGCCCTCCCGGTCGGCCGGGCGTTCATAGCGCTTGGACACCACCGCGCCGGCATCGGCCGCCGTCGAGGTCTGGGCCAGCGCCTTGCCCGCCGCCTTTTCCTTGCCCTCGGTCAGCTCGTAATGGGCAAACCCCATCTGCTCTTCCATGGTGGACTGGCGGATATCGTGGCCGGCCCATTTGGCGAATTCGGCCTGGCGGTCGCCATGCCATTGCCCCAAACCATAGGCGTGGCCGCTGTCGCCGACGGCGCCGGGCTTGAAGCCGGATTCGGCGGCCAGACTGGCGGCGATGCCGGCGGCCTGGTTGTGGCCCCAGCCCTTGCCCTCGAAAAAGGCGACCGCCTGCCGGGTCTTGTCGCCCACCGCCGCCGAGACCTGGCCGACGGCATGGCCGACATATTTGACCGGGGCACTGTTGGCCACCGCCGCTACGGCTTTCTTGGCGGCGGTGCGGGCCGGCCGGGTGGTGTCGCCGACCCAGCCTTTGACCAGATTGAGCTTGTCGATCAGCACGTCGAGCTTCCGCGATGCCCAATCGATCACGTCCTTGACCTTGTTGCCGACCCAATCCCAGGCGCCGCCGAGGGTCTCCTTGATGACCGTGGCGAGATAGGTGATCGGCATCACCGCCGTCATCACGGTGCCGCCGATGGCCTTCCAGATCTTGTCCCAGTGGGTGTAGAGGGCGTAGATCGCCGTCCCCACCGCCGCAATCGCCGCGACCACCGCCAGCACGACCCAGGTGATGGGATTGGCCAGCAGCGCCGCCGTCCATGCCCAGGTGGCGGCGATCACCGGCACCATGCCGGTGGCGATGCCGGCGAGGCCGCTGACCAGGCTGCCGATGCGGAAGGTCAACAGGGTGGCCTGGAGCAGGCGGAACCCTGCCACCGCCCCCGCCACCCAGGTGATGATATGGCCGATCACCGCCAGGGCGGCCAGCGCCATCACCACCTTGCCGACCACGCCGCCGCAGGCGTTCAGGGCATTGGCGAAGGTCTCGATTGGGCCGGCGAAGACGCTTTCGGCGGCGATGGCCATCGACCCCTTCAGCCGGTTCATGGCGGCGGTGAGGGTCTCGCCGGCCTCGGCCGCCTTATGCATCATCTCGACGCTGTCGCCCTTGGCCCCCAGGATGCGGTCCATGGTCTCGGAATGGCCGGTGGCCTTGATCTCGCCGCCGACCGCCTTGAACATCTTGGCGGCGGATTCGCCGAACAGGGCATCCAGCCGGGCGATGGCCGCCACCTGCTGATCTTCCGGCAGCGTCAGGGCCTGGCCATACTTGGCCGCCATCTTCTGCATCAGCTCGCGCGGATCTTTGACGCGGTCGTTCTGGTCGGTGGCCCGCTCGCCCAGGCCTTGGCTTAACTGGGCACGATAGTCCTTGTTTCTCAGGTCGCTCAACCAGCCTTCGGTGGCCGAGATCGCTTTGCGGGCATTGCCGCCGGCACCCTTGGCCGCGACGGCATAAACGGCGCCCAGCGCGGCGACCGCCTGCGGCCCCTTCAGGCCCAGGGCTTCGACGCTGTCGCCCATGCGGTCGATGGCCTCGGCGAAGGCGTCCACCCCGCCCTCGATCCCCTGCACCTGTTTGCGGATCAGCGCCGTGGCATTGAGAAAATCTTCCGGGTGTTCCAGGTGCATCTTGGTTTGCAGCACCGCGAACATCTTGCCGGCGTTCTCGGCGGAG